AAAGAGAACGATGCTCGCATGCCGCTCTTCCGTGAACGCAAATCGACTACTTCCTTTGGAAAAGGCAAGTAACTTTTAATTAGGAGCAAGAATATGGCATACCCGACTGTTTCTGCCCCGTACGGCCTAAAGCCTATCAACCTCGTTGGTGGCCTGCCGTTCGCTGGTGCAACTCGTCAATTCGCCATCACTACCACTTCGGTTTCGTACGGCACCAACATTTTCAACGGTGACATCGTTACGCTTACCGCTACCGGTACTGTGGCAAAGTCGAACATCCAAGACGAAGCTAGCCCGGTCGCCGGTCTGGTTGGCGTTTTTCTCGGCTGTTCGTACACCAACCCCTCGACCAAGCAAAAGCTGTTCTCGCAATATTGGCCGGGCCTGTCGGGCGTTACCGACGCTACCGCCTACGTTTCTGATGACCCGAACGCTCTGTACAAGGTTGTTCTGGTTGCTGGCGACGTTGAAGATAGCGCTAACGCACTCACCCCGGCTTATCTGGGCCTGCTTGTTATCGGTAGCAACGTCACCGTTGTGCAAAACACCGGCTCGACCACCACTGGTAACTCGAAGATTGGTGTGTACACCCCGGGCGGCGCTGGTACTGCTAGCACCCCGATGCGCGTCATTGACGTTGTGCCGGACACCGCTAACTCGTCTGGTAACTTCACGGAGTTGGTCGTCAAGTTCAACGCCGGTTATCACTCGTATAACAACGCCACCGGCATCTAAGGAGATAAATCATGGCAATTTCTCGTGCCCAGCTACTTAAAGAACTCCTGCCCGGCCTGAACGCGCTGTTTGGTCTGGAGTACAACAAATACGGTGAAGAGCATAAAGAAATCTACGAAACCGAAACCTCGGAACGTAGCTTTGAAGAAGAAACCAAGCTGTCCGGTTTCTCGGCTGCTCCGGTCAAGAACGAAGGCGCTGCAATCGCATACGACAACGCGCAAGAAGCTTGGACCGCCCGATACAACCACGAAACCATCGCTCTTGGCTTCTCGCTGACTGAAGAAGCAGTGGAAGATAACCTGTACGACACCCTGTCGGCTCGTTATACCAAGGCTCTGGCTCGTGCTATGGCTTACACCAAGCAAGTTAAGGCTGCTAACGTTCTGAACAACGGCTTCTCGGCTACCTATCCGGGTGGTGATGGCGTCCAACTGTTCAACACCGCGCACCCGCTTGTCTCTGGTGGCACCAACAGCAACACCCCGGCCGTCGCCGCTGACCTGAACGAAACCTCGCTGGAAAACGCCGTGATTCAAATCGCTGCGTGGACTGACGAACGTGGTCTGCTGATTGCCGCTAAGCCGCGTAAGCTGATTGTTCCGCCGGCACTGATGTTCGTCGCTACCCGTTTGCTGGAAACCCAACTGCGTGTTGGTACCAACGACAACGACATGAACGCCATCATGAACAATGGTTCGATTCCGGAAGGCTACACCGTTAACCACTTCCTGACCGACACCAACGCTTGGTTCCTGACCACGGATGTGCCGAATGGTATGAAGCATTTCGTTCGTACCCCGCTGGCTACGTCAATGGATGGTGATTTTGACACAGGCAACGTCCGCTACAAGGCTCGTGAGCGCTACAGCTTTGGTTGGAGCGACCCGCTGGGCATGTTCGGTTCGCCGGGCGCGTAATACAAAACCCAGTATATTCAAGGGTTTCAAGGGGGGCTTCGGCCCCCTTTGTTTTTTGTTGACTTTGTTCGGCTGTATTGGTACATTACCTGTTACTAAGTCTCACAGGAGGATGTATGGACATTACGAAGCTACCCAAAACCCGTAAAGAAGCTAAAGCCGTTGGGGCTACACATTACTTCACTGGAGAGCCGTGCAAGCATGGTCATATTGCCCCACGTAAAACTAAGGGCGCGTGCGTAGAGTGCTTGAAGGTCGAGTGGCAACAGGCTGCAGAAAAGCGAACGGCATACTTTCAAGAGTACAACCAGCGCGAAGACGTTAAAGACGCCAAGCATGAATGGTACGAACAAAATAAAGATAAAGTCATTTCCGCCGCCGCTGCTCGCCCCGCGGCTGTAAAACAAGCCTACAGAAATGCGTGGAAGCAAACGCACAAAACTCAGGTGCGGGCAGATACAAAAGCAAGGCGACGCAAACACCGAAAGGCAACGCCGCCGTGGATAACGCGCAAGCAAAAATCAGAAATTCGCCAGATATATCAAATAGCTATAACTATGACTCAAACAACCGGGGAACAATATGTTGTTGACCACATAGTCCCGCTACGCTCAGAAGTTGTTTGCGGCCTACACGTGCCTTGGAACCTGCGTGTTATTACGCAAGAAGAAAACCTTGCCAAGTCCAACAAACACGATTAATATTGCACTGCAGCATTTTTTTAACTCAACGGAGGTTTTTATGGATTACCAAACTGTTTTTGCCCAGTGGTCGGCTGCTTGCCGCGATATCGTTGCTACGCAATTTGGCTATGCTATGGACGCGTGGAAAAACGCCGAAACCAAGATGCAAGCTAAGCCGGACTGGATGTCGTTCTGGAAGAAGTAAGCAAAGGCCCTTCGGGGCCTTTTTATTTGGTTGCATATATTTTGGTATGGTGTTATAAACCGATTTACTAGGAATTTTAGCCCCACCGACTGACCTAGCAGACTTTGTAGAGACGGTGCGGCGATGTGCTACAACACGAGGAATATTATGGCTCTGTCTACTACTCAATCTATTTGGCGCTCGGGCGGCGGCGACCAAACCCGCACTGCTTATTGTGGCTCGGGCGTTATGGCTGCTCAATTCTATATCGCTAACGCTTCGGTTGCTACGGCTACCAACGTTACTGTTTCTTCGGCTGCTGGTGCTCCGGCGCTGATTCTGCCGGCTGGTGCTGTTGTTCTGTCGGTTAGCATCAATGATGCTGGCGCAGGTTCTATCGACCTCGGCACTCGTGACTACGTAAGCGGCACTGTTACTGGCGCGGCTATTGCTAACAATCTTAGCGTGGCTTCTGTCGGCACCACCAGCATTGGCTCGGCAGTTACTGGCACGCCTGTTTCGGCGTTGTCGTATGTTACCGTGACTATCGATACTCTGGGTTCGGGTACTGTCGGCGGCTACATTACGTATTTCGTTCAAGACCCGCTGGTCGGCCAACAGAACGTCTAATCGGGGGCCATTATGGCTAACTTGATGGGTGTCCCGTCGTCGGAAGGGCAAACTCTTTCTGGCGGGTTGTATACCCCGCCGGCTTCTGCTGCTTAATAGGGGCGCGTCATGACGATGCAAACTGATGTTAAGTCGGCGCACCTTAGCGCGGCTGGCTCTTACTACGCAGGTCCAACACGGCTAAAGGGTATTGTTGTATCCCCAAAAATAAGCACGGCGGTAACATTTGAAATCCGAAACGGTAGCGCCACAGCCGCCGTTCTCTACACGATGGACATAGCTGGCAACAGTAATCCAAACACGTTTTATGTCATAGTCCCCGGTGAAGGTATTTTGGCTAATACAGGTTTGTATTTAACGTTTAGTGTGGGTTCCGTAACTGGAATTACGGTGTTCTATGGCTAAGACTCCAGCGTGGACTCGTAAGGAAGGTAAGAACCCTAAAGGTGGTTTGAACGCCAAGGGCCGTGCCTCTTATAACGCTGCTAATCCGGGCAAGCCGGGTTTGAAACCGCCGGCGCCTAACCCTAAAACAAAGAAGGACGCAGCTCGCCGTAAATCGTTCTGTGCTCGTATGTCCGGTATGCCGGGGGCGATGAAGGACGAAAAAGGCAAGCCGACTAGAAAAGCTCTGTCCTTAAAAGCTTGGAAGTGTTGAAATTATGCCTAGCGTAAGTAAAAAGCAACATAACCTGATGGCAGCGGTGGCTCATAACCCGAAGTTTGCCAAGAAGGTCGGTATCCCGCAAAGTGTTGGGAAAGAATTTAACAAAGCCGATAAAGGCAAACAATTTAAACGAGGTGGTGAAATGGCTGAATCCAAGAAGATGAAGATGACGGCGAAGATGTTTGAGAAATCAGGCAAAGACGTTGAGAAAAAGGGCATGAAAGAAGGCTCTAAAGCAGATATGGCTTTGGATAAGAAACAAATGATGGGCATGAAAAAAGGCGCCGCAACTAAGATGGCCGCAGGCGGTACGGCTAAACCCGGCATGAAAATGTTTGGTATGGGCGCCCGTAAGGCCGCTGCTCCTGCAGCTAAACCTGCTGCTAAAAAACTTGTGCCGTACGCGGACCTCCTAAAAAAGAATGACGCCAAAGCGGCGATGCAAGCAAAAAAATCCTCTGCTCCCGCAGCCAAACCCGTTGCCGAGAAACCCGGCATGAAAATGTTTGGCACGGGCGCCCGTAAGGCCGCTGCCCCTGCGGATAAAGCCGCCACCGCGACGGGCGCTCGCGCGGCTGCCGAGGAGTATGCAAAACAAATAAAGCAAAGTGCTATGCAAAAGAAAGATAGCGCTATGGCAGCCCGTAAACCCTCTGCTCCTCCGATGCGCGAACCCGCTGCTCCTACGCCCGCCCCGGAACAGGAAACTATGGCCCCTCCACAAAAAACTAGGGCCCCCGCTCCCGCTATGAAAAAAGGTGGCAAGGTCTGTGGCATGAAGGCTGGTGGCGTCAAGAAGGATTTGCCGACCGCTAAGGATTTGGGTTCGATGAACATGAAAAAGGGCGGCCGAGTAAAGTGCATGGCCGGTGGCGGTTATGTCCGCGCTGCTGACGGTATTACCAAAAAAGGTAAGACCAAGGGCAAAATCATTTAAGGCGTAATCATGGCCGACAGCAAAAAGATTGAGACCGAGTACGAAGAAGGCTACCGCAAGGGTAAAGATACGTACAAAGACCGTGAAGGCAGCAAGTTAGAAAAGTTGTTCACGGAAAACGTATCTGACCCCTTGGACAAAGCTATCTTTGGTAGTAAAGACAAAGAGTATGTCGAGGGCTATAAGAAGGCCCGCAAGGAAAAGCTCGGCTTTAAGAAAGGCGGCGCGGTTAAGTCTTCGGCTTCCCGCCGTGCTGACGGCTGTGCAGTTCGTGGCAAAACCCGTGGGAAAATGGTCTAACTATGGGAATGGCAACAGGAAACGCTAGGGGTGGCTTCCCGCCTGTTCCGGGTCAGCAGCCTGTATATGGGAATACTCCTAACCAACCTAGAATGGGGTTGGGGCAAGCTATGGGCGGTAAGGGCGGCGGTATGAGTGGCCCGCGAGGCGGTATGAGTCAACAGCAACTTCAACAACTTATAAATCAAAAACAAGCGTCCCAAGGAACCCTTGTTGGATTTGGCCCAACCGATGCGCCAATTTATTCAAATGACCCTAATGCGGTTCCGTATACCGGCCCAAGTATGGGTGGGCGATATGTAAATGGTATCCCGACCCAGCAGCAAGCACCTATGACGCAACAAAACCAACAGATTCCTTTTATTCCGGGTGTGACGGGTGATTACGGACTTGCTGCTCCGAGCGCTCCGCCGGGCCAGCAAGAAGCATTTCAAGATTACCAAACCAAGCAACAATTGATGCGGCAGGCTTACGAGGGATATAGGTCCATACCCGCAGCTCCGCGAGCACCCCTGACGCAGCAAGATTATCAAAACGCACAAAACCGTATGGGTCAGTTGTTTAATATGCCTACTAGCGCGTTTTCGCAATTTGTGTCAAATGCACAAGCGCAACAACCTTCTCCCCCTGCGGGCCTTGCATCCTTAGGTGGTATATACGGGGGTATGAAATGAGACCGAGTCGGGGTATGGGTTGTATCAAACCTTCCAAGATGCCGAAGGCTAAGACCATTCAGCGCAAGGATAACCCCAACGAAGTAACTCAGTATAAGAAGGGTGGTTTGTACGAAAACATCAACGCTAAGCGCAAGCGTATCGCTGCAGGCTCTGGTGAAAAAATGCGCAAGCCCGGCAGTAAGGGCGCACCTTCAGCGATGGATTTTAAAAAGTCGGCACTAACAGCGAAAAAATAAATGGACTACGAACGGTATCGGGACGAGGACGGAACCATGCCTGAATGGGCGGTGAAGTTCAAAGAGTGTGAGAAGTATATTAGTGATGCGTTGGAATATTGTAACGGGACGCATGAGTTACAGGACGTGGCGGACCAGATTTTCAAAGGTGAGCTGCAGTTGTGGCCGGCCAGAGAAACAGCGCTAGTCTCGCAGCTCATTAACTACCCCAAAAGAAAATCAATTCATATTTTTCTAGCGGGTGGCAATATTGATGAGTTAATCAATATGGAAGAGTCTGTATTTAGTTGGGCTAGGTCACAGGGCTGCGATATGCTTACGTTTTCTGGCCGGTTGGGTTGGAGCAGAAGCAAACTTAAAAATCGTGGGTATAAACCAGACCACATGATGATTTTAAAGGATTTGTAATATGGGTATGGGCGGAGGATTCGGACAGTCTCAAGGGAACACCGGTATTGGTGCATCCCCTACAACCACAGGCCAATCTCAGTCTATGGGCCAGCAATACGGCGGCAAAGGCGGCGGCATGGGCGCCGGACCCCAACTCCAACAACCGTCCCAGTCGTCTACTAATCAGTCGTCTACTAACCAGTCGTCTACTACCCAATCGCAAACCCAGAAGCCATACCAGCCAACCGGCCCCAATATTTTTGGCTATAACATGAACCGGCTCGCAAACCGTATGGACCCCTCCGCGAGCCTGCCCGGAGACAACACCCAACAGCAGCAGCCCCAGTACCAACAACAATACCAGCCGCAATACCAACCTCAAGATACATTCCAAAATCCTTTTGGTGGCAAAGGCGGCGGCAGTGGGTATAACCCTTATGGTTCATATGACCCGTACGGTGGGTATGGCTATCAACCTCAGTTTTTTCAACAGCAGTACCAACCGCAGTCTAGTTACGATGACAGATTTAATGCACTTCAGTCTCAATTAGACAAATTGCTTAGCCAACAGCCCGGCGCTGCGGGTACTACTGCGGGTACTACTGCGGGTACTACTGCGGGTACTACTACGGGTACTACTACGGGTACTACTACGGGTACTACTACGGGTACTACTACGGGTACTACTACGGGTACTACT